TTATATTATTTTATAATATATTATGTATTGCCAGCAGTAGTCAAACCCGCTGTTACTCCAGCGAATACTCCATTCAGCGCGTCTGTGGGACTGCCAATTTGGGTGGTAAATACGAGATCAACTTTTTTATTATCTCCAATTGAACTGGAGAAATTTTCGCTTACAATTTTGCACCCTCTTACAGTGTAAGCAATTTTACTAGTTTTTGTAGAGTCTGCAAATTGGAATGTTAAAGTTTTGGACGCGTCGGAGACGAGAAGGTTCATAAGATTTTGGCCTGCTGATCCGCCTGCGCCATCTTTAAGATCAGCAACATTTGCGCTTACATTAACTGTAACCTCAAGCGGGAAATCAACAACCTTTGTGTAGCCAAACGCATTTCCAATTCGCTGTAATGTGGTTCGTTTAATTGGAACTTCAATAGAGAATGATTGAATATGAGCTGCTGTGTTTGGACTGTCAGCGGCTGGCAAGTCAGTCAATAAGCCTTCAGAAAGGCTCATGTATATATCGCCTGGGCGTAATGCAGAAAGTCCTAAGCTTCCACTTACGGGATTTGGCAGTTGGAATTGCAAATTACCAGTTGCGTTATTTTCTGTTGTGGTTCCGGGTACAGTTCCAGCGGAACCAGATACAACATTAATATTCGAACCTTCTACAGTCACAGAAACTGTTGGAATTGAACCTACCGAAGCTTCTACTGAGTAATTTGTTACGTAACCGTTTCCAATTCCGATTGTATTTGAATTTGCAGAAATATTATTTACTCCAGTAAGCGTTGCTTCATTCGCATCTACGCCTTCGGGAGAAGTGAAAATAAAGTAATTTCTTCCTGAAACGGTATGACCACCGCCAACTGGGATTCCGTTAACAGTTGTTGAGGTATCCGCGTTAATTAATCCGCTCAAAAAGACGTTATTGCTCACGCTAGCTAATCCTGTGGAAGTAGCTCCAGTAACAAACCCAAGTAGTCTTTCATTTGTTCCGTCGTGAAGGTAGTATGTAAAATCAAGATTTACAGTAGGAGCTTCAAGAATAATAGCATCTATACGAGCAAGGTTGCCGAATTGATTAATATCTTGACGAGATACATTAAAGCCGTAACTGGCTGATTGAACACGGTGAAGTTGACCGATGTCTGTGGCTGCGTGCGTGCCAGTTGGATTTACAGTTCCAGTAGTGACAAACAAAGCGTCTGATTGGTAAATTACTCTATTACGTGGCATAGTTTAAAGGGTTTGAAATACTTTACATTTTTTTATCTATAAATGGAATAATCAAGATCTTGGATATCTATACTGTGTAATCTCAAAATCAATGAATCCAATGTAGGTTTTAACATTGGAGCTTCTTGATCTACTATCTTTTAGTTTGGATACAGTAACGTCATCGATAAACAACTCGGCAGAAGCATTTGGATTAGCGTAATAATCACTGTAATTATAAGGATAGTTTTTGACATCACCATATTCGGTTAAGGGATAGTCGCTAAAGTTTTTTTCGGTAAATACTTTCTTTTGGGTATCTGAGAAAAGGGACAATACGCCGTCTAAGTGATAAGGATTATCGGTAAAAACAACGCACTTCATGTTGGAGCGAGTTTCATCTTCGCCGCCAAAGGCAAATGGTTTATTTTTAACAGATTCAGATACAATAAAAACAGCAGGAATTAATTCATCATACGGTTGAATATAAGTTCCGCTCCAAGGAAATTTAGCATTTTCTTCAAGATTGTTTTCAATGATAAGATCGTCTTCGTCTTCATTACTCATGTAGATATTAAAATCTTTTATAGAGTAAGATCCAGTAATAGTAGCATTTGCAGCAATACCAGTTGTCAAAACGCGACCATTCATATAATCCATTATTAAACCGCTGCTTCTTGGTTTAAAAATAGAATTTACGTAAACGCCAGAGGGAACAGTTGCTCCAGATATACTGGAATCAAAAACGAATTGTTTATGAGGGCTTCCAAAAACTTTGTAGGCGCTTGGAATTCTTGGATCTTCATAGTTGTAAAATTTACCTGTTTGGTTATCGAAAGCTTGGCCTTTGCTAAGAAGGTGATAATCAAACCACAAAGCAAATGAAGTGGCTACGTTATGTTGATATTGTGGTTTCATCTAGTTGAGAGAATTTCTTTTCGTAGCGTGTTAAAATGTCGCTAATGTATTTTACATTTTTAAATCGAACTTTAGAGGCAATTTTTGATTTAACTTGAATAGCTGGACCAGAACGAGAATTGGAATATTCTCTATCTGAGTTAAAAAGGTAATAACCAATACCAGATATACCTGTTTCAATGCCTTTAGCCCAGCTTCTGCCTTCTGCCCAAGGCATAGGAGTGACGCCCCAAATATCATCTGGAGCTGGCATATAAATGTTCCAAATTGGGCCATCATCACTTAACTGACTAAATTGGATAACTGTTTTTTCAAACTCTTGTTTAATTGCATCAATAGGGGCGGAGCCAGCATCAAATCCAATAAATGAAAATAAATTACCGTATCCACCCAAAGTGCCACTTGAATTTGATCCTGTTTCGTCTTGAATTTCTTTGGTTATAGGGTGATTCATCAGCTCTGTAATCATAGCTGATTTAATATTATTAAAAGATCTTTGGATTCTCTTGTCAAAATCGTCTTTGATTAGTTGGGCAACTTGCCTTTTAACTGACTTATCTAATGCAAACGCCATAAATTATTCGTCAATCGGAGACAATAAGAAAGAGTAGTATTGTGGGCCAAATATGCCATTAGGCTTATAATCAGAAACGATAGAGTATCTGCGGCCATCAAGGTCAACTTTTCTAGCTTCTTTTAGTTTAATATAAGCGTCGTATTCAACTTTAACTTTAACGGAGCCTGTTGGATAAATAATTTTTTGTTGCGCTGTAGCTCCCGGAAACACGTCTTGATGATTTGAAATATATTTAATTCTAGCTTTAAATTTAAATGACTTCGGTTCTAATTCGCTGTATGACGTTCTGTCTAAATCTCTCTTATAGAAGTAATTATATGATGGAGAAGTAGAAATTACTACAACTGTTGGGTTCATAATAACAGTAATTTCACGCGCAAATGTCTCATGGATGTTATCCATTGCGGAGTTAATAAAAGATTTCTGGGAGTCAGAAATATATGAAGTCGCCATATTTTACTTTACACTTTCTATAGTTAAAGTATTATATATTAAGGTAAAAGGCATGACTGGCAAGGAATATTTTAACGATAGGGTAAAGGTAAACACCTCTGATCTATTCAAGAGGATGCTTATCATTTTGGAAGACATTAAGCATGAACATGATAGGCAATTTGCTCTTTTATATTCCTCCGCTCCAGATTCATTTAAACCAGTTGTGAAACAGGCCCATTACCTAGACGAAGAAAAAATGACGCTTTATAGAAAGCGCGTTTTAGATATGGGAAATGAAGCTATCCGAAAGATTGTTTCTGAAATGGATAGCTCAAGAGTAGAATTCCATCATACATTTAAACAATGAAAGAACTATTTAGCTACACAATCAAGGTAAACAAGGAAGTTGAAAAGACCGAGACTAAAGAGGAGAACGGTCAAACAATAACCGTCACGCAAAAGATCAAAGAAGACGTGCCTGTAAAGATCATTATCAAGCAGCCTTCTCGTAAAAATCTTGAGGACGCTGAACTGCAATTTAGCATCGAAATGTCGAACTGCATTAAGAAGGGCATTTTGACAAAGGGCATGTTAACTAAAAAATATACTGATACTGGCGGCGTTTTATCAGAAGACGACGCTAAAGAACTGGTAGCTCTTTATAATAAAATTACTCAATTAGAGAATGACATACTTCGATTAAATTCGAAAAATGAACTTGATAGAGAAGCTGAAGCTAAAGTGATTAGCGAAATCACAACTCTTAGAATGAGAATGGTTCAAGTAGAGTCGAGTTACAGATCGCTGTTCGACAACACAGCTGATAACATTGCGCAAAATAATGTTATTCGCTGGTTCTGTTTGCACATGGCTCATTCTCAATTTATCCCTGACGGAAATATCGAGCCAATGTTTAAAGGCTCAACAACAGAACAGAAGCTCGAAAGCTTGCATCAAATGGACGAAGACGAAAATGAAATTTATAAAAAGGCTTATCGTAAATTAGCAACCTTTATGTCCTTCTGGTTCTTTAGTAAAAATGCGAAACATGAAGACTTTAAAAAGCTAGACGATGACATCGAAACAGGAAAGTTTGACCAGCAGTAAACTATTCTTAACGTTCAACGAAATTGTAAAGGGCTACTCCAAGAAGAAATTCAAGGGTAGCTCTATTTTTATTAAGCACCTCGGGGTAAATGAAAAAGCTTTTTTCGATTATCGTTATCAAGAGTATCTAGCATATGCTTTATCTTTAGGTATTCTTTCAGAAGACGATGCTTTAAAAAAAGCGTCTGAAGAAGGTTTTTGGTCTCAAAAAGAAGAAGATGAAATAACTGATTTAAACAAGTACATTGATCGGTTAATTTTAACTAAAAAGAATTTTATTCGTAAGCTCGAAATAGAGGCGATCAATAAGCAGATTGACGAAGAGCGCCAAAAGTTAGTTAAAAAAATCTCCGATAGAAAAGACATTATTGGCAAAACGGCAGAAGAGTACGCGAGCAACAGGTCGAGTGATTACGTTATATACGAATCTCTATTCAAAGACGAAAATTTTAAAGAGCGCGTGTTTTCTGAGTCCGAATTTGAAGAAATGACTTATGAAGATTTGGTCGAGTATATTTTGTTTTTTAATGAATACATGAGCGAGTTTAAAGATTACAACTTGCAAAAAATTTCATTGTTGGACTTTTTCCATCCGTATTATCTTGTTTTAGATCAGCCGATGCAGTTTTGGGGTAAGCCAATGGTTCAGCTTACTGATTTTCAAGTTAGAGTTACTATTTACGGAAAGATATTTAAAAATATATTTGAGACTACAGAAAACATTCCAGACGAAATAAGACAAAATCCAGACAAGCTTTTCGAATATACAGACAGGTCAAAAGCTAAAAAGAACTTCGAAGGTAAGCAAAAGAACAAAGATAAAGCTAGCGGAGAAGCTGTTTTCGGAGCCACAAAAGAAGAAATGGCAGAAATGAAAACGCCGGGATCTAAAACTATCAACGAGGTGATGAAAGGAAAGAAAACGATGACTATGGAAGAGCTTATGAAATTACATGGCGAAGGCTAACTTTTGAGTGTAAATATCTCAAAAGGTTAAAGGATGGCACAAGGTATATCAATTCCAGTAGTTCAGTCTGGCTTGCAAGCCTCTATTCAACAAGCGGTTAAAAATGTTGGCACAATCAACATCAACGCTTCTGTTGATCCTTCTGCGTTTAAAAATTTAGCGCAGCCTCTCGGGCGCGTGAGCGGCCTCGCGACCGAGTTTGAAAAGTCAATTGCAGCTTCGAATGCTCGCGTTTTAGCTTTCGGAGCTTCGGTGGGAATTATTAATGGCGTTCAAAACGCTTTCTCGACTCTAGTTCAAACGGGAATCGAAGTGCAAAAAACGCTTGCTGACATTGGAGCTATTAGCGGAAAGAGTGGGCAAGAATTATCAAAGTTTGGAGATTCGCTTTTTGAGATTGGAAAAACGACTGGCCAAACATTTCAAACAGCTTCTCAAGCTGCTCTTGAATTTTCGCGTCAAGGCTTAACTGTAGAGCAAACTTTAAAAAGAACGAGCGACGCTTTAACTTTAACAAGGTTCACAACGTTAAGCGCCTCGGAAGCGGTTGACGTTTTAACTGCCGCAGCAAATTCATTTATCGAAACTGGAATTACAACTGCTCAGATTATTAATAAGCTAGTTGCGGTTGACACTAAATTTGCTGTTTCGGCAGAAGACCTTGCTAAAGGTCTCGCGCGTGCGGGCTCAATTGCTCAAGAGGTCGGAGTTAATTTTGACCAATTAAATGCTGCGGTTACGGTCGCTCAAGAAAGAACAACGCGTGGAGGCGCTGTTATCGGCAACGCTCTTAAAACAATTTTCACTAGACTAAGAAGCGACGAAACTGTTCAAGCTTTAAGAAATGTTGGAGTTGAATCTTTGGACGCTCAAGGTCAGCTAAAGGGGGCTATTCCTTTGCTAGAAGAGCTTTCGAAAAAAATGCAGGGTTTGTCAGGAGGAGAAAAAATTCAAATTCTTGAGGCAGTTGCTAGTAAGTACAACATTAACATTTTGTCTGCTTTGCTTAATGATTTAGGCGACGCTAATAGTAAATTTGGACAAGCTGTGCAGGTGTCAGCTGGAGCTGGCAACCAAGCTTATGAAAGACAAATAGAGCTTAACAAAACACTTGCAGCTCAGATTAATAACACAACAGTTTCGGTAACTCAATTATTTAATAAGCTATCTGAAATTGGCGTTACTGAGAGTTTAGCAACTTTATTAAAGTTTGTAGGCGATCTTATTAATAGTTTCAACAAGCTTTTAAGCTCAGAAAGTGTTGGTGGAGACATAGCTAAAGGATTAATCAAAGGCATTTCTGATGTATTTTTTACTGTTGGTTTGCCTATACTAGCTGCAATATTTGTAAAGCTTACAACCGATATTGCGAAATTCGGCGTTGAATCTTTAAAAACAATTTTAGGAATCAATCAACAAGTTAGAGAGCGCCAAGCTCTTGAACAAGCAGTGGTTAATACTCTTATTAGAGATCAAGAAGTAATGGCGAGCATTTTGGCTTTGAGCGGGAATCGCGCAAAGCAAGAAGAGTATTTGTTGGGCGTTTATAACCGTCAATTAACCGCTTTACAACAAGTTCAGAGTATCGCCTCATCAGTAACTCCCGGATTAATGGCGGGCGGATTAAGCGCAACAAGCGGGCAAGTCAAAAAACGTGGCGCTGGAGGTTATCTTCCATCTCAAGAAGCTGCGGATGTTCGTCGAGGAGTTGGCGGGGCGAGTTCATCTTCTAAAGTAGTTTCTATTCCTAATTTTGCTTTTGGCGGCGGCAAACGCGGCACAATGATTGCAAATACGAGCGAATACGTTGTGCCGAATTTTGCTAACGGAGGCTCTGCCGTATTTAATCAAGACATGGCAAGAGCTTACGGGTTGCCAGCGGGCGCGAAAAAGATTTCAGCAGCAGGGGGCTACGTTCCAAATTTCAATCGTTACGTTTACGATGCTGACAGAATTGAGCCTGATAAAAATTCTTTATTAAAAGCTATATTAGCGTCGAAAGCTAAAAAGAATCTTATAGTTGGTCCCGCTGGATCTGGCAAATCAACATACGGCGCTTCGCTTGGTTCTTTCATAACTAACCCTAATCAGTTAGCCGACGCTACTGAAGTTGATATTCTTTCTGGCGCAGCGAGAACAAAAGACGGCGGAATGTCCAAAAACTTTCAGCAAATTGCGGATGCTGTAAATTTATCAGGCGGAAAAATTTCATATTTATATGCGGGCAATATGGATATTCTTTCTCGGAGAAGAGGAAGAATTGATGCTGGCCCGCAAGAAGGTGATTTAAGAAGCGAAAAACAAATTGCAGGGTCAATGTATGCTCCTCTTAATCAATTTGATTTTATTTCAAAAGTAAAAAGTAGCGCGAAAAATTTTGAAATGATTCGCGGGGCAGGGGGATATATTCCAAATTTTGCCAATGAAAAAGCTCCAGAATTTACAGGGCAATACGCTGGAATTGTTCCGAATAAAGAGGCTGGACCTTCAATACAACAAGGAAAAGACAAAAATGGAAAGCTCCGCAGCTTCCCAATGGTTTATGCTGGTTCAGGCGCAAACTCAAAAGCGAATATAGATGACATCAGAAATGAAGTCGTTAGGACGAGTAAAAATTTAGCAATTAGAGCTGCTACGGATTACGCTAAAGCTTTCGATCCAGATTTATCTACGGACACTAAAGGGGTTGCAGAAAAAGCTACTCAGGCAAATCAAAACAAAGGAGCTATAGAATCGTTTGTTGGTTCTATATTTGAAGCCTCAATAGCTTCGTTATTAAGCGATCAGAATTTTACAGATAGTCAAGATAGATCAACCATATCCACTTTCGATTTCCAGAATAACCCAGAATTGCAAAGAATATTCAGCATACCGAAAAGCATACAGTTTTTAGAAGCGAAAAATAATGCGCTTGAGCCAAATTTAAATAAAATTGCAGAAAAAATTTCTAAAGTACAAGGCGGCGGCGAAGCTTTTTCGCAAAAGCGGCCAACAATAGCAGATACAAATGTAGCTGCTCGTTATTTTACAAAAGGAGAAACTGGATATTTAGAAAAAGATAAAAACGTATTTGAAAAAGTAGATTTGAGTAAACTTCGACTAGGACCAAATCAGTTGTTGAAGAACGGGCTTCCAAGTGGCGCGACTATAAGAGGATCTTCTGGTTACATCCCAAATTTCGCTCAAGGTGGTCCATTAGAAGATGCTATTCAACGCGAAATGGCTGCTGGGTTAGACCCAAGCCAAATTCGCGTAACAAAAGATGGCAAATTAAAAAACTCACAAAATCCAAATGGATTTGCGGTTATTAATACAAGAGATGAGCCGAATGGACGGGTGCCGAATTTTGCTAGAGAACTATTTCAAAATTCTAAAGGAACGTGGATAAGGTCCGGTACGAATCAGCCAGCGAGCAACTCAGAAATCTCAGCGTATTTATCTGAACAAGCGGATATCAAAAGTAGAGCAAATTTAAGCCCACAACAAGCCGTACAAGCCGTACAAGCTGGACCTGCGTCAAGCATAACCCCGAAACAACAAGATGATAAATCTTTATTAACTACAAATAAATTGATGGCTGGGTTTATTGGCTTGCAGATAGTGACAAGCACATTACAATCAACATTTAAACAAACTGATAGCGCTGTAGCGAAAGCTATTACTGCATTCTCTCAAATAGGAGCTTCCGTAGCTGGTTATGGTGCAATAGGAGGAATGCTCGGGGATGGTTTGAAGGGGATGACGGGAAAGCTTGGAAAACTTGCTGGATTTCTAGGACCAGCGGGAATGATTGCTGGAGCAGGCATTGGTATTTATAGCGCAGTTCAAGAATCAAAGGCAGCAGAAAACGCTGGATACGAACAAAAAGGCAAAAGTGCAGCTGAACTAAAACTAAGATCGATAGACGCTACTTCTGCAAACGAACAAGAGGCGATGCAAAAGAAGAGAGAAGAACTTTGGATTTCGGCAAAAGCAGTACAGGACTTAACGTTAGAAAAACAAACCGCCCAATTAGAAGAAAATAAAAGGGCGCGCTCTTTGATGCAATCGACGGGTGGCGCAATGGACCAAATCTCGCCATTTCCTGTGGATGTAGGACCGCAATTTGATCCAGCTATTACGGCAGCTTTAAAAGAGAAAACCACTATTCAAGAGGCGCTGCAAGTTCAACAACAAGCTTATCAAGAGGCAGAAGTGAGAAGGGGCAAAGAGAAAATTATAGCCGAAGCGACCTTCACTTCAGAATTAAAGCAAAGAGTTGCGTTAGTGACAAAAATTAGTGACATTGAAATTGCCGCTTCAAATGGTTTCGTAACAACTCAAAAATTAAGAACGGATGCGCAAGCCGAGTTTATAAAAAATGCAAGTTTATATACACAGGCTCAAAGAGATCAAATACAAGATCAACAAGTACTGAAAGAAATAGAATATAAACGCCTTGATGTGCAAAAACAAATATTAGAAGATGCGTTAAAACAAGTTGCTGATAAAAAATTAGCTACAGTGAGTGAAGAGAAACTTAAAAGTTTAATGGCCCAATTAGAAGCGGGAAAAGATCTCGAAAATGTTGCGAAGACAATTGAGGGTTTGGATGCAATAGGGCTAAATAATTTAAAAGAAATATTGAAGCTAACTCAAAAACGAACAATAGAAAATAATAATGCGGCAAAAAGTAGCGATTACGATACGAAAGAAAAAACAAAGGGTTTAAGGATAGATCAAGAAAGAGTTAAATTAGCGGAAATTTACGCTAAAAGTTTAGAATCGCAATTAGATTTTTCTAGATCAATGGAAGATATTCGAACTGCTGGAACTCAAGGCAAAGAAGATTTATTGGCGCGAGAAAAAGTCGTAAAGATAGAAAATGAAATTTCAAGAAAACCATTTGCTAGCGCAACAGATGAGAGAAAACTTGTCGAAGCTAATGCGCTTTTAGCGACGCTAACAGAAACTAGAAATATACAAAGGGCTTACGATAACGAAGTAAAACAAGCGAATAGAGCAAGGCAAGATTCTTATTCAAAAGCTGCTAGCTCATTAACTATGCTAGGAGCTGAAGAAGTGAAAATATTAAACACTTTAATCAAGACTAATAAATTAGATGAGGCGAGAGCGTATATGAATGAAAAAGGCTATGTGGGAACAGAATCAGAATCACAAGATAAACAATTATACCAGTCGGCGACGGCGATGGAAGACGCCGATCAAAAACATTCAGAGCAATTGGCTATTCAGCAAGAATATAGGGATATAGCAATTAAACAGCTTAAAGAGCAGATAACTTATACAGTTGAATTAGCAAGATTGAGAGAAAAATCTCCTGCTCGCGCTGGTGCAGTTAGAGCACTAACCGAAATAGACAAAGAAATTTCTGGTTTCAAAGAAGCTTTTTCTTACAGTACTACTCTTGGATTTAGAGATGGTTTAAGAGATGCGATGGGCGCGGCGATTTCTCAAACAGATGACCTTGGAGCCGCTCTGCAAAATGTAGCTATGGGCTTTTTGAAAACAATGCAAAACGCATTTTTGCAAAATGCGGCCAATAACATAACAAGTTCAATAGGTATAAAAATGGGCATACCTATGGCAAAAGGTGGCGTTGTAAGCGGAGGTAGCGGCTATCGTGACGATGTTCCCGCGATGCTCACTGGTGGCGAATTCGTAATGAGAAAATCAGCAGTGCAAAAATACGGCGCTTCTAATCTTGAAAGAATGAATAGTGGAGGAATGTTTGTTCCCGGAACTCGTGGAGGAGGAGCGATCTCTGGGGATGATGCTTTGAGAGCTTTCGCAAATCAATCAACAACAAGCGGAGCAACAGATGTTTTAAAAGGCAATAGAAGTTCCGCGTTCATTAATCTTGAAGACGAAAGCCAAAAATTATCTAGGTACGCTTTATTAGGAGACGACACGATTAATCAAGAAGTTCGCGGCGCTAAAATTCAAGCTTTTGATATATTAAAAAATAAATCTGATTTTGAAAAACAGCAGAAAGAGGCGGAAAAGCAACAAAAGAAAGCTTTGATGAGGCAAATGATAGGAACTGTTGCGGGGGCTGCGCTAAGTTATGGAGTTGGTAAGGCTTTTCCAGCAAAAATAGGCGCAGCGGGCGCAGCGGGTGGAGCACCAAAACTCGATTTGATGAGTCAAGCCGCTGGTAAAACACAATTTTTAAGCGGAGCCCAGCCTTTCAAAATGCCGGGTCAAGCTTACGGCGGCATGATTCGCCGCTACGCTTCAGGTGGCCCAACAGACGATATCCAAGCTATGCTAATGAGCGGCGAATACGTTATGAATCGCGGCGCTTCTCGCAAGTACGGCAAACAGTTTCTCGACTCAATGAATCAAGGTCGCGCTCCAAGATTCGCGGATGGTGGCGAAGCCGCACCTTCCTCCCCAACTACTACAACAGATTCTAACGTTAAAGGGATGGGCGATGTCAACATTAATATCAATGTTACTGGCCAAACCTCGCAAACAGAAACTCAAGGAAATTCAAGTCAGGGCGGCATAGATTACAAGAAAATGTCAGAGAAGATCAAGATGGTAGTAATGGAAACCTTAAATGAAGAAAAGCGTTTAGGAGGATCTCTTAGAACTAGATAATGGCAAAATTATCAACAGCTAATTATGATGCTGAAGTTTTTCTCAGTGGCTATAAGATTTTCGGAGTCACTGACGTTAATTTCGGCTACTCCTTGCCCGTTGATCATTTAAATGTAATCGGGTATAATAAGTTTCGCACATTCACTTCTGGCCCGCCCCAATCATCTTTAAGCATACAAAAGTATCTTTCGCCAAATGATTTGATTTTAAATTTCACGGGAACAACAGCAATCAGCGGCGGATTGTTTTATAATTCTTCTTCTACAAGTTTCGGCTTCACTTCTGGTTATTTAAATTCATTTTCCGTATCTTGCGCAGTTGGGAATTTCCCAAGTTTAAGCGCTGACTTTTCACTGTATGGCAACGTTGGGAGTGGATTAATTTCAACAACAGCGAGCCAAACTGGCACCTTAAAGGTTGTAAGGCCAAAAGATATTTTAATTGAATGCGACGGCACAGGCACTAACAGAATAGAGTCTTTTACATACAACGTAGAGTGCAATAGGCAAGCGTTTTACCTCCCAACGGGTAGCTCGCCAATGGAAGTTGTTACTTCGCGGCCTTACAAGGTAACCGCTCAATTTTCTTTGGGAATCGACGACTACGAATCGAAAAGACTTTTTGATTATATTATTGATTCAAACAAAAGAAATATTAGTATAACTATAGGCTCATTAGCAACCTTCACAATGTCGAATATGGAATTGATAGGAGAAACAATAAATTCTTCAGCAACTGACGACGCGATGATGACCCTTAATTATCAAGGATTTTTATAATGTCATTTTTCTACGATAGAGATCAAAATGTTACAGGAACGATTCCCGCGTCGTTCACATTTACTCCTTCGTATGGAATGCAAGTTTCTTTTAGTTCAGAATTGTCTAGTTTTGAAGCGATAGATAATTATATCTACACTATGCCAAAAGGCTTAAATCATTTGCAAATGCAAATATCAATGCCGTTTGAAAATCGCAAACAAGAACAAGCTAGGCAAATTCTTGGGTTTTTTGAAGGTTTGCAAGGAACTGGGTCGTTTTTATACACAGATGCGGCTCAAATATACAAACCGTTTAACTGCTTTGTAAATACGATCGATAACACTTACAATGAAAATGATTTGCACAACGTTAATGTTAGCGCTAGCACCGATCAAATTTCAACATTGCTAAATTGGAATAATTCTTTAATAACTGGAAGCAATGTAAGGGGCGATTGGGTTTCTGGCGCGGGCGGGCAATTTACAAGTTATTCAAAATATGACGTTGTAAGATACACTGGAAATGCAACTTTCCCGAGCAACACGGGTAATTTATATGATTCTTTTTATTACTGCACTGGAGCTTTCACATGCGATAACTCTAGCGCAATCGGAGTGGTGAATACTATACCCAACAGTCAAAAGTGGACGCGCGAATTTGAATTTCAGCCCACTTATTCGTCGCAAATCTCTAAAGAAACTGCAGTAATAAAAAGCGAATTACCTTATTCTTTTACAAGGCGAACTAATTTTGGCCTGCACTCGAATACTCTAAAAAACTTTAAATTAGATTTTAAAGGAATATCTGACGCTGAAGCGAGATGCATTCTTCACTTTTTGATTGCAAGGCAAGGGTATAGAAAATTTCAGTACAAGTTTCCCAAGATATACAATCAATATAAATATTTCTATGCGCCCCAATGGCAGCATACGTTTGTTTATAAAAACGTAAACGACATATCAGTTACGCTGTCAGAAGACCCGCTCGGGGTGAGAATAGGACCACTAAATTAAAAAATGTATATTTTAGCCAAAATAAATTCTAGCAACACTGTTGAAGAAATTTTAAATATTGGCGAGTCGTTCCAAAATTTAAACGAACAACAATTAATTGAAAAGTTTAGTTTGAGCGGCAACTGGAAACTCGGGCATGAAAATTCTATATTTGGGCAAGGTTTTAGAAAAAATTTTCCACAAATTGGATTTTCGTTTGATGAATCAAAAGATGCTTTCGTTTGGCCTAAAAGATATCAAAGTTGGATTTTAAATGAAACGACATTTGATTGGAATGCGCCAATCCCAAAACCGAATGACGGGTACTATGCGTGGAGAGAGGCTTTAAGCAACTGGGAGAAAATTGAATGAGAACAGCGATAACCTACGCAATGGAAGCTATATTTGTTGCGCCAGCCATTGCGGCAGCGGCTGTTGTGTGCTCCATCTACGATATTATTAGTGGAGGTATAGCATCGGTACCCTCGGTCTATTTGAATGGCGGCGGAACATCTTCTGGCGACTATATAGATAATATAACTATATTGTTTGGTGGGTCGAG